TATCACAGCTTATACATGGCTTGTCTTTATCCCTTAGCCGGATGTACTTATTGAATATAACTTGCAACTCTTTCAAGTGATCCGTCCTAGTTTTCAATTTATCCTTTGCCTCTTTTTTCTCTTTCTTTGCTTTTACCTTTGATTTTAAAGCAGCATAATGAGCAGCACAAGTACCAGAGCATACCACTTGGTTAGGTCTGTAAGGTTCAAACCTTAGTTTGCAGTGTAGGCACTTCCTAGTTATTGGCTTCATATGATTATGTTAACGTGTTTAAATACGCTTCAAAGGCTTCTATCATTCCTTCGTTGCGGTTTATCTCAAATACATAGTAGTTTACCCATGAACCTTGAGTGTACGTAATCCCGTTGTATTCAATCATTCTTTGACCTATTCCCATTGCTGTTGAGCCGTCTGACTTAATATCATGCCTCCCGGCTTGTTTTCGGTGGATGAAATCAAAAGTATCAAAAGCGTTTAACTCTAAATCGCTTGGTGTTAGTGGTTTCATTTTTGGGTATTTCTTACCACGTTTACCGTAAATAAACTCTATTTCCTCGTCTTTGTCAACTTCCGTTTTAAAGTTGATTGTCTTGGCTTTTTTTAAGTCCTCTTTTAGCTTAAACATTTCCACAGGCATAGGCACTGCTTTTGTTAAGTCCTCTTTTGTCTTTGGCTTAAAAGTCATGGCCGCTTGTCTTTTTTCCTCCCTAAACTTTGTTAACCAATCGTAAATTACAGCCCCGTCAAACCTTTTAACCTCACCATATTTAGCCGCCATTCCGTTCATCATGGCAAGTCTAAAACAATCCATGCTAAGATCGCTATATTGGTTAATTATGAAGTCTGAAATGCCATTTAGTTGGTCAGGTGTTAAGTGCATGAATGTTGCAAGGTTCTTATTATGTCCGCTTATAACGTGAATGATAGATTCCTTAACTCCCATATAATCTTGATGGATTAAAGAGCCTATTTTAACGGGCTTATCTTGGAGTATTTGATTAATACTTAGCTGTGGTAGCTGCGTGGATTGCTTCGATAGTTGGTTCGTTTCCATTTGTTTTGTTTTTAAGTTCAAAAAATCCATTCCATCCATTAGCCATAGACTGCTCCATTATTTCAATGGCTGTGGTTTCGTTTCCTTTGGCTAGTTTCATTAGGGACTTTTTAGCCATACCCTCGCCTATTGGCTTGTAAGTAAATCCATGCTGCTCTTTGCGGTATTGTTTCCAAAGTTCCCAGCATTCATCTAATTCGGTAGATTGTATTAGCATACTAAAGTAATTAAATAAGTTCCAAGTAAAGAACCTAACCCAGCCCCAAAGGAGTAGGTTAGTTTCTCTTTAAATGTTCCAAGTGCTATTCTAGTTACGTTATAACTCCAAATAAATGATATTGTAAAGGCACAAATAAAAATGCCTAAAAACAATACCTTAGATATTAAATAAGTGTTAACGCTTACAAAAAACACTTGGAGAAATCCGGTTATAAATATTTTCATAATATTAAAAGTTGAGCCTTAGCAACCACAGCTGCATTTACGTTTTTCTTAGCAAGATCAAAATAACTTTCTTTTAGTTCAAAACCCATGCCTTTGCGGCCCATTTTAACGGCTTGATAAACTTCGCTACCAATACCCATAAACGGTGTAAAAACGGTATCACCTTTATTACTGTATAAATGAATAAGCCTTTCAATAGTATCTAACTGTAAAGGGCAAATATGCTTCTCGTCATTATCTTCACGGCCATTTCTAAACCCTTGTAAAGTATTTCCATAATCAACATCCATCCATACAGGGGATGCGTATTTTTGCCATAAATCTACGGGTAAATCGGTATTTGTAACAGGGCTTACACGTTCCCCATCCTTTCTAAAAATCATTACATAGTCAGGAATACCTACCCTGCTCATAGTGCTATCCTTTTTAACTTGCTTATGAAGTAATCCGAGTGCCTTAGTTCTTTGCATTTCTACCACAGGGTCTTTCCAAATAGTTACCCGACTAGCATAAATAAACCCAGCATCTTCAAAGGCTCTTAAAATCATTCCGCTAAAATCCCTTAATCCGATAAAGCCCTCTTTACCCTTTTGAATAGGCAAGTCCATACAATGTACTGCTACATTACGGCCTGATATCATAACCCTATAAAGTTCCTTTATTAAGAATCCAAATTGAGTTAAAAACTCGGTATAATCTTTTGAATTACCCATATCTTCTAAATGACTTGAATAGGTGTAAAGTTCAGCAAACGGGGGACTGAAAACAGATAGCCCTACCGATTCACTTTCAACTTCCTGAATGAGTTGAACGCAATCCCCTCGTTTAATTTTATACCATTCATTTGATTCTTCGGTAGTATCAAAGATTGCATTAGTCATTAATTTGCCGTTTAAGTTATCATTTACGGCCTTTGCCATTTCATCTTGCATAAGTTCAAATTGTTTTTGTTTGTTGTTTATAGATTGGTTTACGTTTGCCATTGTATCGGTAGTAATAAGATAGATATTTACTTCATTCTTTTGCCCGAAACGATACGATCTTCTAATGGCTTGGTATAAACCCTCGAAGCTAAAGTCTAATGAGGCGAAAATCTGATTCCTACAATTCTGGTAATTCATACCAAATGAAGCTATCTTTGTTTTAGTTATAAGGATGCGAAAATCATTATTAGCAAATCCCAAAAGTGTTTTTTCCTTATACTCGTTAGTATCACTTCCTTTTACTTCCTTCGCCTCTGGTAGCATCTTTCTTAACAAGTCCCCTTCCTCATTTTGTTTAACCCAAATAATGAAGTTTTCATCCGGCTTAGAATTTACAATATCAACTACCTCCTGTAAACGTAAATCTTTTGTTAACCTTAGTTCCTGATTAAAGTTAGTGGCTGAAATAATAGCATCGTTAAACAAAGACCCGTTATCACGTTTAGGAGTTACTATTTGCCTTTCAATTAAGTTAAGGCTTGGTAGGTTATACCCTTCCATTGTAAATCCAATATCCTGAGGCTTGTTAAGCATGATAGCCCAACTACCTACAAACTGATAAAACAATTTAACAGCATGGCCTTTTAGCCTCCATTTAGCCGTTTCCCCTCCATCATGGATAAAGTACATGGCTAACATTTCATTGCGACCCATAACATCTAAAAATTCTGCATGGTTTCCTAACTCCATAGGATCGTTAGGTGATGGGGTTGCAGTACACGCTAACTTATAAGGAGTATCTTTAAATCCGTCTATAATTTGTTTTTTAGTAGCCCCTTCAAAGTTCTTTAAAATACTACTTTCATCCAATACGATACCCGAAAAAAACGAAGTATCAATATTGTCTAATTGTTCATAGTTGGCAATGTAAATACCCGCCATACTTTTAGCATCAGTGCTATATCTATAAACAGGTATTCCAAATTTATCACCCTCCTTTATTGTTTGACCTACCACCGCTAAAGGTGCTAAAATCAAAACACTATCGCCAGTTTCATTCATTACTTTATTAGACCACTCTAATTGCATTAGGGTTTTACCTAATCCACAATCTGCAAAGATAGCATACTTACCAGCTTTTAAAGCCCGTTTAACTATGAATTTTTGGAAGTCAAACATTGAATTATTAAGGTCTGATTCATTAACATCAAAGCCGCTAAAAACATGGCTCTTTTGTTTACTTTCTAAAAATTGTTTGTATTCGTTCATTATATTTGTTTTTTTCTTATTTCTTTATTCATTTGATCTCTATGTAGGTGGATGTTATGCTTCAATAGTACATGATGCTTTACACTCCTTAAATACCTCCACTTTTTATTCTCAAAGATATGGCAAAGGTTTAATTCTTTTGCCTCAATTAGTTCCCTACAAACCCTAGTTACTTCACCAGCATCAGGCCAATACCCTAACTTCAAAGATAGTAACTGACTTAGCAGTGCCGTTGTAAAGCGTTTGTCCATCGGATAGGCTAGGAGTATTGACTTAATTGCTAGTTTCATTTTATCAAATTAATTAATGATTCCAAGTAAATTACAACCTCCATAGAGTTATCAAAAGACCTACATACTGCATCATATTCGGATTCAGATTCACCACTTATGTAAACTATAAAATATTTTGTGCTAATAGTACCATCATGATCTACCCTTATTGTCTTTTCATAACTTATTGCAGTACCTAATTTTTGGGTTGATTCAATAAGTAAAGACTGTATCTTGTTTTCCATAACTAAAAAGGTAAGTCGGTTTTATCATTGCTATCATTCTTAGGAACAAAGGTATCTTGCTCCATGTACTTAGTTCCGGGCTTATTCTTTGATTCCTTAATAACTAGGTTAAAATAACCTTTGTCATTGCAGTTGTTAATCATTTCGGCTAATTCTGTTTTCTTAAAACTTATCTTAGTCATTTCCCCGTATTGGGTTGCTATGGTTTTTACGTTACCAAAAAACTTCTTTTCATTGCTCATATTTATTGTTTTAATTTGATTTCTAAAAATGTTAATTCCTCATAGGCTGATTCTAAAGAGTGGCAAGATATGTGGTTAGTAGGCTCAACTTCAAAGCTGTTACCCGTTCTTACATTTACCCATATATCCACTCCAATAACATCACCTTGTTCAAAGATAATATCTAAACTAACTCCAAACATTCCAGCCTTTGTTAGCTTCATTGCCTTGTCAAATAGTTCTAGTATCATAGGTTCATTTGTTTTTCAATGTATTCAGCGCAAAGTTGTAACTTATCATACATTTTGGATATTTTTTCATCCGAGTATTCAACCGCAAATCTAATACATCTTTCGGATAATGGTACTTGCTCAAACATCATGTTTTTACGAATGTCGCTTTCAAGTTCTTCGGGTACTTCAACCATTCCTAACTTCCATCCTGTACGTCTTATTTCATCTTGTACAAGCGTTTCGGGTGTATCTACTAACAAGTGTATAACCTCAGCAGTTTTACAGCCTGTTAACTCCATGTACCCTAATACCTGCCATTCATACTTAGGATTAATTTTCTTATTCTTAACATGGCTGAATAAATCCCATGAGGTTTTAACATCAATGATCTTACCTTCGTGTATAATATCCGGCTCACCTGTTATAACCCCATTAGAAAACCTTTCCTCATTCTTTGAGTAAATGATACCATCAATGGCTAAAAGTAGTCCTATGCTGTCGGTTTCCATCAATAGACCTTTCTCAATGTACTTGCTGGTTATATCCTTTTTAATACCGTACTTTTTAAAGATAACCATTTCATCTAAATAAGCCTTGCAGGTTTCACCAAGTAAATCCGACTTATCACGGCTGCCTGTCATTAGGTCGCCTAATTTCGAGCATCTAAACATTGCCTAATTCTTTTTTGCGGTTAGAAAATAGTTTAAGTATCTTGGTATCTTTGCCAATGGTATTAGCGTTTGACTTGTAAACGAGTTCTAATTCTTCAACAGTTGAACATCCGTTAACTAAGTTTACCCAATCGGATAAGTCTTCCGTGTCTTTGCTTGGTGGTTGTTTACTATCTGAATCCTTATTATCGTCTATACAAAACAAGCCGTTTAAAGCGTATTTACGTGCATAGCTTGAAGCTGCACCCGTAACCTGACTTGCCGACATTCCTTTGACATTTTCTTCTTCACGAGCCATAGCTGAAACACTATACTCTTTTTCCCCATCAAATAAGCTGACGGTAGCCTTAATATAAACCCTACCACCTTTATCAATAACTTCATCAGTCAATAATAAAAGGCACTTATTTTCGTACAATAAAGGCTTTACAGCTTCTAAAATATCTTCGCAAGATCGGTAGTTATATTTACCAAATGCGTTAAACTGCCCTTTAGGTGCTTTAAGTGAGTTTTGAATGTTAATCAGTTTTTCCATGTTTGTTTTATTCTACGTTTTTATAAAGTTGTATGAATCCTGTAATACCATCAATGGCTTTTTCCTCACTTGAAAAGGTTAAGCTGTGGAACTTATCAATGTTGCTATCTTTAAAATAGATAGTAATGTTGTTAAGAATGTAATACCCTTCTACCTTATGGAAGTTGTGGTTAACTTCAAAACTTTCAGCTTCGATTATCTCGGCAGCGTCTTTTGTTAGATTGTGTAATTTTTCCATATGCTTGTTGTTTGTTTATGCAAATATAGTAATTATAATTATATAAATGCAAGATTAATATACGTTAACAGTTATTTAACAATTAACAGGCTTTTGATCTAAAACAGCCTTTAGTGCCTTATACCTTGCCGTGTAAAGTTCATCCCTAAACATTAAATTATCATGCTGCTTTAAGTAATGAATGATACTTGAGTGATCTCTTCCGATTGTTTTACCTAATTGGGTTAAACTTATTTGGGCTTTATAGGTATCTCGAATGTAAAAAGCGTACATATTTCTAGCATCGCAGTAATGTTTGTGCCTATCACGACCTTTGAACCTGTCAACATCCAAGTTAAAAAACCTGCATA